AATCTAGTTTCAGAAGAAGACCTAGATGAAAAAGTTGGCGGTAACGAAGTTGAAGACCTAGTAGACGAAGTTAGTCTAGACGAAGAAGGTATTTCTGAAGAAGAAGAAGGCGAAGACGCTGGCGAAGAAGAATTTGGCGGTGAAGAACACGATGAAGAACATGGTGAAGAGCCAGTTGAAGCACGTGTTGATGACTTAGAAGCTGCACTTGACGAATTAAAAGCGGAATTTGACGCATTAATGGCAGGTGAAGAGCACGAAGAACACGAAATGCCAGGCATCCACGGTGACGAAGGTCATGAAGAAATGGGCAGCGAAGAAGAAATGGGTAACGAAGAATTCTACGAAGCTAAAGAAGAAGATGAAGACGACGAAGAAGATGACGAAGAAGAAGATCTTGATGAAGGCATCGTTCGTGAATACGTAGAAAAAGTAGCTGATACAGGTCAAAAAAATGGACCAAGTGGTCACATGTCAGGTACAGGTGCTAAAAGCGAAAAACAAGGTGAAAGAAACACTAAGTCTATCGTAGCTAGCAAAAATGACATGGGTGGCACAGCAGCATTTGCTAAAGGTGGAAACCAAGATCAAGACGGTACACGTCCAGCTGCAGCTCCAAAAACAAAAGGTGAGTTAGTAAGCAACCCACAAAACAAACCAGGTGCTAATGCAGGTAAAACAGCATTTAAAACTAAAGAAGCTTCAACTGGTGCTGAAGGTAAACTAGCTGGTAATGATGGATCACGTCCAATCAACAAACAGTCAGTTATCAAAACAACACCACGTTAATTAGGAAACTATAATGGCATTTTATCTTAAAGAGAACTTAACTTTTGACGCAGCAAGGATGGAAGTCCTTACTGAAGCGACAGCTGACGGCAAAGGTAAGAATCTTTACATGAAAGGCATATTCATTCAGGGTGGTGTTAAAAATCACAATGAGCGAGTTTACCCAGTAAATGAGATTGAAAAAGCCGTTAGCACACTAAATGAACAGATCAAGGGTGGTTACAGCGTCCTAGGCGAAGTAGATCACCCTGATGATTTGAAAATCAATTTAGATCGCGTTTCACATATGATTACTGATATGTGGATGGATGGTCCTAATGGTTTTGGTAAATTAAAGATTCTTCCTACTCCAATGGGTTTGTTGGTAACAACAATGTTGGAATCAGGAGTAAAATTAGGTGTTTCTTCTCGTGGTAGCGGCAACGTGAGCGAGGGGGATGGCCGAGTAAGTGACTTTGAAATAGTCACAGTAGATGTAGTTGCGCAACCAAGCGCACCAAATGCGTATCCAACAGCTATCTACGAGGGGCTGATGAATATGCGCGGTGGCAGTAAGGTTTTCGAAATGGCAAAAGAAGCCGGCGCAGATCAAAAAGTGCAAAAATATTTGAAGCAAGCTGTAACAAGCCTAATCAAAGATTTGAAAATTAAATAGGAGATCAGCATGTTAGAAGCTATCAAACCATTGTTGGATAGTGGCATCATTAACGAAGATACTCAAGCAGCTATTACAGAAGCTTGGGAAAAACAAGTTAATGAAGCACGTGAAACTGTTCGCGCTGAATTGCGTGAAGAGTTTGCACAACGCTATACACACGATAAACAAGTAATGGTTGAAGCTCTAGACAAAATGGTCACTGAATCACTCACCGCTGAACTCAAAGAGTTCGCCGAGGAGAAACAAGCTCTTGTTGAAGACCGCGTGAAATTTAAAAAGCACATGGTTGAATCAGCAGGTAAGTTTAATGACTTTATGGTTACTAAACTTGCAGAAGAGATCAAAGAGTTACGTCAAGATAAGAAAGTTCAAACTGAAGCTATCGCTAAGTTAGAAAAGTTTGTTATCCATGCACTAGCTGAAGAGATCAAAGAGTTTGACCAAGACAAACAAGCAGTTGTAGAAACTAAAGTTAAACTAGTAGCAGAAGCTAAACAAAAATTAGCAGAACTACAAGAAGCTTTTGTTGCTCGCAGTGCTAAACTTGTCAAGGAAGCAGTGGCAAACAATCTAGGCTCAGAATTAGCTCAACTCAAAGAAGACATCCAAGCAGCTCGCGAGAACATGTTTGGACGTAGACTATTTGAAGCATTTGCTCAAGAATTTGCAGTTACACATTTAAGTGAAAATGCTGAATTCGCAAAACTTAAAGCAGAAATTGCAGAGAAAGATGCAATGATCGCTGAAAGCAAAAAAGCAATCGCTGAAAAAGAAGTATTAGTTGAGTCAAAAGAAAAAGAAGTTCGAGTAATCAAAGAAAGTGTTGAACGCAAGGAAACACTAAATGGTTTACTCAAGACATTAAACAAAGAGAAAGCTGAAGTAATGAGCAGTCTTCTCGAGAGTGTGCAAACTGAACGTCTTCAGGCTGCATATGAAAAGTATCTACCAGCAGTTCTAAACAACACTCCAGCTGTTAAAGCTGAAAAAGCTGTATTAGCTGAGAGTCGTGTAGAAGTGACAGGTGATAAATCTGCTAAAACAGACGTAGAAGTTGCTACTAATGTAGTCGATATCAAACGTTTAGCAGGGCTAAAATAGTAGTAAATTTTTTATAAGGAAAAAAAGAAATGACAACCCAACTATTAGAAGGCCGTTGGAATGAGACCAAAGACGCCCTGTTAGAAGGTCTACAAGGTTCTAAAAGAACCTCAATGGCAATCATCTTAGAAAATACGAAGAAGCACTTGATGGAAACTGCAACAAGTGGTGCAACAGCAGTAGGTAACGTTGCTACACTAAACCGCGTGATCCTTCCAGTAATTCGTCGAGTTATGCCAACAGTTATCGCTAACGAAATCGTTGGCGTACAACCAATGACTGGTCCAGTAGCACAAATCCACACACTACGTGTACGTTATGCTGATCAAGTAACAGCTACATCAGGCGACAGCACAGTAGGTGGCGATGAAGCACTAAGCCCATTCAAAATTGCTACTGCTTACTCAGGTACAACAGCTGGTAAAGCTGCTTCAACATCAACACTTGAAGGTACACCAGGTAACAGAATCAACGTTCAAATCTTGAAACAAGTTGTTGAAGCTAAAACACGTAAACTAAGTGCTCGTTGGACATTTGAGGCAGCTCAAGATGCACAATCAATGCACGGTTTAGATGTTGAAGCTGAAATTATGGCAGCTTTAGCTCAAGAAATCACAGTTGAAATTGATCAAGAAATTCTTGCTTCATTATCAGCACTTTCTGGTTCAACATACAGCTACAACCAAGCTACAGTATCAGGTACAGCAACATTCGTAGGTGACGAGCACGCAGCTCTAGCAGTTTTAATTAACCGCGCTGCAAACTTGATCGCTCAACGTACACGTCGCGGTGCAGGTAACTGGGCAGTTGTATCACCAGAAGCATTAACAGTTTTACAATCTGCAACTACTTCAGCTTTTGCTCGTAGTACAGAAGGTACATTTGAAGCTCCTACAAACACTAAGTTTGTTGGTACATTAAATGGCGCAATGAAGATTTATGTAAACAGCTACGCAGCTGCTGGTTCAGCAGTACTAGTTGGTTACAAAGGTTCTTCAGAAGCAGACGCAGCAGCATTCTATTGCCCATACGTTCCGTTAATGAGCAGTGGTGTTGTGTTAGATCCAAATACATTTGAACCAGTAGTAGGTTTCATGACACGTTATGGTTATGCTGAACTTACAAATACTGCTTCATCTCTTGGTAATGCAGCTGACTACTTAGAAAGCATTGCAGTTTCTAACCTATCATTCCAATAATATTAATTTATTGGTAGTTGATATATTCAAAAGCCCCGAAAGGGGCTTTTGTTTGACTGGTATTTCTATAAAACGATAAATATTAATGTTCGCAAGTATTATGCGGTACCCGCCGCGTAGGCCTAGAACGCCAACTTAAAGGAGATAAAAAAAATGGGACGTCCAATTAAAAGAACTGAAGGTTCAACACAAGATATCAGTTATGGCAGTGGTTACGGTGGTACTATCGGCCAACCATATGCACAAACAGGTGTATACACAATCATCACACACTACGCTGATGGTGTAGGTACAGATATCACACAAGGTTATATCAATCAACAACGTAGTAAAGATCGTTTCATTATGATGAACGCCGGCTCTATTGGCGCTAATCAAGCAGTAGTCACACTAGTAAACGGTGATGGTAACGTTGCTAACCTAGCATCTAATACTGGTACTGTTCTTTGCTATAACACAAGTAACGTACAATTCTACGCTCAATATATCACAAGTAAATACGTTTGGGATTTTTCAACACCACCAAACAGATACATCTACAAAATTAACACAGTAGCAACAGCTAACTGGGCTAATGTAGCATCAGCTTAATTTTTATTTAAGAATAAAATAGCACCTCAGGGTGCTATTTTTTTATCTCAGTCTTTGATGATAAATAATAGAAACTGGAAGAAATAATGGCTAGCGTAAAGAAATTTAACGGTAATTTAATCATTCAAACACCATTTAAAACTGGTGTTAATAGCAATATTACCTTAGACACTGATACCGTATATATTACTGGTAATCTATGGGTTCGCGGTAATACATCTGAAATTGCCAGCAATACCTTAAGCATCACAGACAACATCATCACACTTAATGACGGTGAAACAGGTAATGGGGTTACATCATTAGGCAGTACATCGGGAGTTGTTATTGCTCGTGGAACAGCTCCAGGCGGCAATGTACAGTTACGTTGGAATGAAACTACAAAAACATGGCAAGTAAGCGGTGTTACCGCCGGTAGTCCAGGTGATGGTAATCAATATGTTAATTTATCAGCATCATCAACTGGATTAACCACAGTATTTGATGACAAAGCTCC